TAGGGGGTATGATTGCTGCAACTGCTAAAAATCCTACAATAAATTGCTGTGTTTTAGGGCTTAATTGGTCAATCCAAGCTACTAACCCTTTAAACTTCTCAAGTAATGGTAATATTGCCTCGACAATAATTTCACCAAAAGTTTCCTTTAACTCTGCCCAAGCAATTTTAGCCTGCTGTACTTTTGTTTCGCTCTGGTCTAAGAAAATACCAAGCTCCTCGTTATATTTATTGAGGTTAGCCGTGTCGTCTGCCTGTGCATTTAAAATACGGTTATATTCGCTATTCTCTTGGTTTAAATCGTCCATAATAGCTAAAAACTTGTCTTTTTGGAACATTGTACCCAAACTAAAACTTAACTCCTCGCGCTCTGCGTCGGTCATTTTGCCCCAATTTTTAGCAAGGTCTACTAATATCTGGTCTGCATCTTTTAGTTTGCCTGTCTGTACATCGACTGTACCCGTATATTTTTCAGTAGTACCAATATTAGATTTAATAGCTGCCTCGGTATTACTGATCTCTTTACGTAGTGACTCTAATTTTTTAGTACGGGCGTCATCGCTTAAATTAGCGCCTGATACTCCCGCCTCATAATTCTTTAATGATGTGGTTTTACTCTCTATAATTTTCTGTAATCTCTTTACCTCGTCTGCATTACCACCAACTGTTTTAGTAAGCTGTTTAGTTACCTTTTCAGTTTCAAAAACACTAACGCCGTATTTATCCATAATTGCGGTAGCGTCCTCGTTTGGTCGTCTGATACGTGTAAAAATTGTCTTTAAAGCATTTGCACCCTCGGTAGCATCAACGGCACGTAGTCGTAAAATACTCATCATTGCGTTAAGCTCTTTAACGTTTACGCCACTAGCTGCGGCAACGTTACCAACTGTGCTAATTGCATTACCTAAATCACCCATTGAAGCAGCGCCCGCGTTTTCTGCTGTGTTCATTGTCGCTAGGGTTTTACTTAACTCCTCACCTTGTACGTTAAAAACGGCGCTTGTAGCAATAACCGCGTCTATTGCCTGATTTAATTCTAAACCGCCATTTGCTGCAAAGTGCATTGCTTGGCGGGTCTTTTCAATCAAAGGTACGCCAGTTTCACCCATTGCGGCTAACGCTTCCATAACTTCTATGACTTCTAGTTTATTTTTTCCAAACTCAATAGATAGCGCTTTAGCTGCTGGCATAAGCTCGCCAGTAATACTAGCTGCTGTGCCGTCGTACACTTTTTGTACACGCTTCCAAGCTGCCTCGGTTTGTACGGCAGTGTCAAAAGCTGTTTTACCAAATAAGACTAATGGGGCTGTTACCGCAATTGATAGGGTAGTACCGATATTTTTTAGGCTGCTACCCAATTTATTAAAGTTATCGCCTAAACTGCCAACGTCTTTTTTAACGTCACCAATCGCACTCTTAATGCCTGATACTTCACCTTTAAAGCTAGCTACTACTGCCCCTGCGTTTAATGCCATATTATTTTTTACCTTTACTGCCTAGAACATTGCGCAATTTATCAAAAGCGCCTTTTTCTGGTAATACATCTATAATAGTGTGTTTTTCTAATTTCTTCAATTCGCGGCGTAGTGTTTCGTATAACTCTTTAGGGTTTTTAGTGTGCGGATTGCTCGTTATTGCCAACTGCGTTAAGTCTTGCAAAATATTACGACGCTTAATTACATCAAGGTACTCTAAAGCCTCGTCAAAATATACGGTTTCGAGTATATCCTTTTTACTCCATTTGTAATGATAGGCTAGAGTATCTAGTAGCCCTATGAGCCAGTCGCTATTTTTAGTTGAGGTGCTTGAGGTGGACGGGTCAGGGCTTGCATTTTTTTTATAGTTTGCATTATCCCAAGTACGTTATTTACCACCAAAATTAGATAGATTGTATTAATAATGTTATCTAAACCAAACTCCTCTAAAACTGTATCTGCCTTAATAGCTTTATCGTCTATGGCTTCTACCACTACGTCTACAAACTTAGGTATTGCCAGTGCAATTAGAGTAGAGATATTTTGCAAAATCTCGCCCTCATCCATTTTATCAATATTGGCAATTTCTTTAGGCAGCTCTTGTACTGCATTGAGTAAATTAATTACTCTACCTAAAGGTAGTTTTTTTACTGTAAATGTAATTTCTTCCCCACTAATACCAATAAAGCTAACATCTGCTTTAGTTGGTAGTGCTGTAGACACTTTTTTATTTTCGTTACTCATTTTATTTTTTTCCTTTATTTAATTGGTAATGCGGGCATCAATGTACCTCTTTTGCATTGCCTAATTACTAGTCTGTGCTATCACCCATATGACCGAGATAGTTACCGCTGGACTTAGTTGTATCAATAAATGCTACAAACTCGACCTCAATAACTCTCTGCTCGTCTACCATAAATGGTAAAACGACCTCACCGTGAACGGCTACTTTATGTAGCACTACGTCATCGCTGTAATCGGTTGCACCATTAACTAATGGATGCAATACCAATTGAGCTGCTACGGCTGCTAATCTTGCGCCAGCGTCCTTACCCATAGTAAGTCTACCGTCGGTTGCGCCAACTACTGTACCCAAAGGTACGGCAACGGCTAGGTTAGCTACTTGGCTTTCAGTCAATGGTACTTTAACCGTCATAATTTCACCCGTAAGTGATTTATCAATAGGTGTATTACCAAACTGATCGGCTGTAATATCGGTGTACTCTGGTGAGTATGATAATTCTACGCCACCCTTAGTATGACCGAGATTAACGGCATTAAAGGTAACTGAACAAGCACCAATTTTAATATTTGTTGCGTCAGGCATTGTGTTTTTTTCCTTTCCCCCTTTGTAGCGCTCCCCGCTACACTACGGGATAATTATTACTTTTGCGGGTCTACATCTAATACTAACTCATTTTCGGGGTTACCGTCTATCTGATTGCTATTTATTAGCTTTTCAATCATTTTAGGGTTAGTTTTGTATCTAACTACTGTAACCTCTTTACAATGTTTGCATTTGTGCATTACTCGACCAAAATAAATCTGTTCGTAACAAAGCAAGCGCCTGCAATTACCACATCGTACTTCTTTCCATAATTCGCCTGCAAAATTAAGCATATTGACCCCCTTTAATTACTACCTCTTAACATAAATACAAAATTACATACAAATACGTGCCTGTCGCTCTCATCTTTAAATAAGTGTGTAGGCTCTTGCATTGCAAAGCAAGTCATCATATCTACGCCGCCTGCTTCAAGTACTACGCTATCGTTAGCTTGGTGTAGTAGGTCGTAAATAGCAGTAATTTTATTTAATGCTGTGTCGTATGCTGTATTTCTAACTGTAATTTGTACGGTTGGCTGCTTTATTGGGTTTTCTTTATTTGGCTCAACTCCGCCCGTTTGATTTAAATTAATTTGATTGTCTGGGCTATCAGTTAAACCACCAATAAAAATATCGGTAGCAACTGTGCCAATTGCGTTAGTTTCTAAGTATTCTGCTAGATTTTCAATTAAGTTAGGCATATTTTATAAACTCCCCTTTAGCTTGGCGCTAATAATTTCTTGTGTTATTTTCTGCCAAGTGCTTATATTCATTTTTAGCGGGTCTTCTAAATATTTAGATTTTCTACCCTTTTGGTACTGTTTAATTATGTGTGTACCGTCCTTGCGCATACCCTCGTGCTGGTATGCTGCGTATTCTGTATCGTAAGCTACGCTAATCTCTTGACTACTAATAACGGCTTGGTGAGTTGGGAACTTATGCCCCGTACTCTGCATTTGCCCCGTGTCGTGTGGCACTTCATAACTTGATAAAAGCAATAAAGTGTCTGCCATTTCCTCTAGTGCATCTGCAAACCATTTGTCTACTTCGCCCTCAAGCTCATTAAGACCACGCATTAAATCGCTAGTATCAAAAGTTACGCTAAATGGTTGTTTTGCCATTATTCTTTAGTGCGTTTTAAATAGCATTTTTTATGGTCTATTGACCCCGTAAAACCACGTTTTGTATCTATTCGCACCACCTTAAAATTAGTTGTACCGTCATTAATTACATCCTCAAGTATCATAGTTTGAGTTGGTTTTACCCATAACTCGGCGTCTGCTTGATACTCTTTACCCGACTCATCTACTAGGCGCTTGGTGCTTTCCTGTAAACGTGCCTCGATAGTTTCATTTGTACCAGTAGTAGGCTTACCAAACTTATCGACCCCGCTTTTAGGTTTTCTAGTTACTTGCTGGTTTAAATATGTATCTATTGGCATTAAATTAATTTACCTAGTCTAGTAATTAAACCGACTAAGTAACCCCGTGCCTCGTTACTAATTGCTACTTTGCCTGCGCTCATATTTGCACCGCCGTATTTTTCGCTCAAGTCACCAATTTTATACTCGGTAACGCCCTCTGCTTGCATCCTAGCCCTGTCGCCACCACCTTTAACAAGGTATAACGCCTGCTCTGCGGTAGCTCTTTTAACTTTATCTATAATTTTTGGTACTAATCTGTATTGGCTTGTGTCATCTGGTGTAGTAGACCAAGCAGCTACAGTAATTGTGCCAGTAGCACTAACAAAATCAGTAATTTTAACTGTCTGCCCTTTACCCGTACCCTCGGTAATTACAACTGCCCAACCAATAAAATAATCGTCTGGCATTTGTGAGTTATTAGCTAAAGCGTCATCTACCAGAGTAGTAGTGGTAGCGCTATCAACTGTACCCGCTGGCATACTCTCATTATTTCGTGGGAACTGTAAAGCCTGTTTATCTCGGTAGTGTATTGCGTCTTTATAAACTTTGTCATTAAAAAATCTAAGTGTGTCTATATGATAAGTAGCCATTTTTAAAATAGCTTCTTTTTGAGCATCAGTTAAACCCGTCCAATCACTAACGTTAGTGCGGTTAGCTAAAATAGCGTCTGCCTCTGCGACTGTTAAATAACTGTCTGCGCTTGGGTGGGTTGGTGTGGTTTCTAGTGCCATAATTTAATCCTTTATATATTCAGTATAATACTTATTTTTTCCCGTAACAATGTATTATGCTGCGCCCGTCAAAATCGCTAGCATAACCAACGGTCTTTATCTCTTTAAAATACTTACCTAAAATATCTTTAGCGTCTTGCTCTGATATGCCGTTAGTTTCAAATATCAAAGTTTCGTTAGTCTGGTTTACTACCCACTCTAATAATCCTACGTGCATATACATAGATAAGTAAAGCGTAACATCAGCTTTAAAATCTACTTTATCACCGTTATTTAGATTTAAACCGACCCAATCAATATTATAATAACCTAAATATGTAGCTAACTCTTGCGTAGCTTCTATTACCTCTGGTAAATCAATGCCCATTACGTGTTTAGCGCCGTTGTCTGCTGCATACATACAAAATTGACCGCCACTACATCCCACATCTAAAACACTCTTGCCGTTAAAATCAATCTTATCTAATCCAAGCTCTTTTAATCTGGTATTTGTTTTTCTAAAACCGTCTACGCCAAGTTGGGGTATGCTCTGATAATGATTTGTAGACCAAGTAATTTTATCTTGCGCACGACTTTTTAATTTATCCACATAGTTATCAACGTGTGTAAAACCCTGAAAATCTACCCACTTACCAGCTACTACGTTATCTATGTTGCCGTCAAAGTAACCCATTACAAAGCCGTATTTTTCGGCTATTTTTTCCATATTAGCCCACAATTTAGCAACTTGCCTAACGTCCCACTCGGACGTAATACCGAGGTCATCAGTAACAACCATAGGAAAAAGTAAGCCGTCATATTCTAGTAAATCAATGCCATATACTCGAGGTGCTAGATTATTAACTGCATATATATTTTGTACTTTAACTGCGTCCACAAGTCGGCTAGCTCGGTCTGTATAATCCTCATCAATAAAGTAATGCCCATAAATAAAGTTGTTTAAAAGCATCTCTAAATTATCGTGGTCTATTGCATTTGCAAGCGGTCTAAAAAATACTTTTGCTGCGATATTTTCCCTGCCGTAATCTGCTCTTAACTGGTCTAATAATTCTGGCTCACGACAAATAAAACTAAACGCACCGTGATTATTACTATATTTAATTTTATTGGTTATCTTGTAGGTTTTCATTATTGTTAATTTTCCTTATTACCTCGAGTACACCGTTAGCCCGTGCCTCAAAACTGTATTTATTTGTTAGTCGTCTGCTAACTATCTTAGCAATTTTTGGCTCATATTTCGCCTCGTAAACTTGACGCATCCATTTTTTAACATCCTCAATACGTGGCTCTGCCCATTGTGGTTTTTGGTCAGCATCGTAATATTGCTCTAAATCGTTATTGTGAAAAGTGGACGGCATCATATCGTAATGAAAAAAATCACCCATACGGCTTAGTGCTGCATCCATTAAAGTAAAAACACAACCGCCCCAATTGGTATAACCGATACGCATACCGCAAGCTACTGCCTCAAGTTGTGGTATACCAAAGCCCTCGCCTCGGTGTGGGCTACAGTAAGCACCGTGCCTACTAATTGTTTTATACATCCTAGCTAAATGCTCATTACTCCAATCCTCATAAAGATTAATAATATTTGCCTCTGGATATTGATTTATATATTTGTCTACAAAATGTTGCTGCCCGTAGTCATAATTTTTAATCATTAATTGTACTGGCTCGTCTTGTGTAAACTCCTCTGCAAAAGCTCTAATTAAAATATCAGTACCCTTACGCGGTTGTGCTGCACCAACTTGTAAAAATGTAAATGCCTCTGGGTTACCATACGGGTTACTTTCGTATGGCTCTACTTCCCAATAATATTGCTTATGGTTAAAGCCGTCGGGTGAGTAGTTAATTAGTTTTGGCAATAATTCGGGGTGAGATACTTTTAGTGAATGGTATACGTGTGGACTTGCGCATAAAACATAATCAACTAACTCAAGCTCTTTTAACCAGCTTTTAGGCGGTCTATCATTTTCTAAATGCAAAACAACTAATCGCCTACCATTTATTTTTAACTCAAAGCCTTTACACAAATCAAAACTTTTAGTTTCTGTAAGTAAATTAGGTTTTCTAAATACAACTAGCCCCAAATCTCTTAAATAATCGTCTATATTGTCAGCTATCACGCTATAGCTACTGTGGCTATTGTCTGGCTCACGGTAAATAGTTAATATATTACTATCTATCAATCTATTTTCTACTTTTTTAGCCTTGCTATTAAAACCCTCAAAAACGGCTTTTATCTCGTCACCCTTAACATTATTACCCGCGCTTTTGTGTTCGTGGTGCAAAATTGGTATGCTGCTATCTCTAATTACCTTTTTACCGTATTTTTTAACTCTTAAACAAAACTCTAAATCTTCGTGCCAAAACTTACCTAGTCCGTCGTACTGATTGCCGATATATTCAATTACCTTACGTGGGAACGCAAAACAAAACCCCGCTACTACGTCTGCCTCTACTTTATCTATGCTACCGTCTAAATGTTTCCAAGTTAGCGGGTTTAAAGAAGCTACATTACTACCAGCTTTACCAACTACCCAAACATCGGGGTTTAACGTAAGTGTGTCTAAAATGCACTTATCCCACCCGCTGCTAACTTCTGTATCGTTATCTAAAAATACAACATAATGACCGCGTGCTAACTTAATACCTTGATTGCGCCCACCTGCTACGCCTCTATTTTCTTTATTTAATATAATTTTAACGTTATCTGCTTTATCCTCTGCTAAATTAAGTAACCAACTTGGGGTATCGTCAGTGCTAGCATTATCAATAATAATTAGCTCATATTCGGTATTTGTATTGGTTTTTATAGATTGTAGGCATTTTTTTGTGTATTCGAGCGCGTTATGCGTTAAAACAATAATAGATAGTTTTGGTATATCGGTTTTACTGTTCGGCATTAATTCGGCTGCATTTATAAACAAGTCTGCGAACATAGGGGCATAATTAGCCATACTGTGATTTAATGCGTAGTTAGCTCTACTGCCCGATACATCGGCGGTATTGCTTAACCAGTCGTTATAGCACTGGCGCATAACCTGTGCTAGCTTATTTGGGTCTACTTCGGCAAAGTTTCCCAAGTCTTGCCCTGTAAAATCTGGATTGTCGTATTTAGCCTTGCTAGTACCAGCATCTACCCCAATAAAAGCCGTATCGTCAAAGTAACTCGATATGCCGTGGGCATTAACGGTAATAACCTGCATATCAGTAGCTAGCGCCTCAAGAGGTGGTAAGCCGTAGCCCTCACCCCTACTAGGATATACAAAACAATCACTACGCTTTAATAAATCTAGTTGCTCTGCTCTGCTATACACGCCTTTAATTACTTCGATATTTGGGTACATATGAAACGGCAGCGTTTTTGGTATCGTTGTCTTGAGTATTAATTTAACTGGCTCATTATCTTTAAACTCTTTAGTAAAAGCATTAAAAACAATATCCCACCCCTTACGATACTTAAATGCGTCATAGTGTAAAAATGTAAATGACTTGGTTTTATCTCTGGTAAGTTGATTAAATACCTCGCTGTCATAACCGTGCGGTATCACCTTAGCAGTAATATTAAACTGCTTTTGCATAACATCTGCACAAAATTGACTAGGTACTACAACCTCATTGGCTAACTTGAGGTACTTAGCCCAAGACTCGGGCATTTTACTACTCTCAAACATTGTATAAAGTATCTTGTATGGGGTTTGTAACTTCTCTAAATGTTGTGGGTAATGGTAACAAAATCCTATTTGCTGCCCGTGATACTCTCGATTGAGCATTACCCCACTACGCAATAAATACCTCGTTAAATCTTGACTAACTACGCCGTAGCCACTTGGGTTATATTCGGGGCATAAAAAATAAACATCTAACAATTTCTCGTTAAATCCTATTAATGGGTTTTTTTCTTTTATGGGGTCGGGGTTATGTTTTCTAAATCTCTTGCGGTATTTAGCTGTCTGGTCTGGTGTGGCTATTTTCCAACCACGTTTTATTAAATTATCACGCTCTTGTACTGTGCCTTTAATTTCTGTAACTGTGTTAGCGCTGTTGGCTAAATAAAACCTCATAGTATTGACCCCTATATTTTAAATGCTTATCCCCACCTACCGTAGTAAGTGGGGTAAACACTCAAGTTTAACTATGATCTAACAACCATACCTTGTGCGCTTCTCAAGACTCCAACGCCATAAAGGACGTCTAAAGTAACCTGATCTGCTAGCTGGTCAGCATTGTAAGAATATACAACGCGAATACCTAAACCGTCTTTTTCAATGACGGTAGCAACTGCACCAGGGGCTTTAGGCTCTGGAAGTGGACGCATTGCCAAGACCATTGCATTACGGTGCATAGCAATGTTTTGTACTAAGCTAGGTGACCCAGCGGATTGTACAAACAATGACTCAAACACTCTAAAGCCGTGGATTTTACCAAGTTCACCCTCTTGTACAGGCATACCACTGCCGTATTTTTCAGGTGTAGTAAATCTCTCTAGTTTCAAGAGTACATTAACCTGTGAAGGGTCAAGGTATAAGAAACGGTTAGTACGAGGTGCGCGGGCATTTGTCAATGCTTCTCGAGAATCTAAAATGTCATCTTCTACGATGTCACCGCCAGCACTGTTAATAACTGCGCCAGTAAGTGAGCCGTAAAGACTTGCTAAAGCGGTTTCGATCTTTTCAGCCAAAACGCTTACTGCATCCTCAATATACCCGTTCATAATATCTTGGTTGGCTTGTGCTTTTGCAATGTCATCGACTGCAAAAGTAACCTCAAAATGCTGGTCTAAAGTAACATCTACTTTAGTAGCAGTTGGGTTTTGTAAAGTCACACCAGTACCACTAACTTTAGCGTTTGCGCTAAGTGAGCCACGTACAGGGATATGAATAGTATCGCCCTCTTGAGCGCTAACAAATTCAAAATCTCTAGCCACGTTTTTAGCTAAGTTTAATTCTGCATCAAGTTTACCAAGTGCGCTATTTGCCCATAATTCAGGGATAAAATTAGCGGATTGGGTTACTCCCATTGTGTCTACCATTTTGGTTTTTCCTTTTATTTAATATTTTTATTACTTTTTCTAGCGCTATCTGTAACTTTGGGTAATATCGTCTATGATTTTACCCGCTGCGGCTGCTGCCAAAATATCCTTTTCGTTAGCTTTATAAAAAGCGTTGTCGCGCAACTGTGAGCGTTTAAACTCTTTTATGTCACCCCCGCCGCCGTCGGCTGGACTGCCACCATTTGCACCCACGTTAGGTTTACTTTTGCTTTCACCAAATAGATACGGTTTGGCTGTTTTTAAAGACTCTATTAACTTGCTAACACTTTCAGCATCTACTTTACCGTCCTCGGATAAAGTAACTGCGCTTAAATCTGCTAACTGCTCTACCGCGTCTGCGTCTACTGTACCAGCTTGAATAGCTGCCAGCTTTAAAGCATTTACCTTATTTGTGCGCTCGTACTTAGTTTGCAACTCATCAGCTCGCTTTTTTTCGGTATCGGCTAGCTCTTTAAACTTGCCTTGCTCCTCTAATTGCTTTTTAGCTGCCTCTGCTTTTTCAGCTTCGATAGCTTCTAGCTTCTGTTTTGCATCTGCGTACTTATCTCTAATAACGTTGTAGCTTTCTACAGGGATTGTTTTACCTGCTTCACCGTTGCCCTTATCGGTTGTATCGCCACCGTTTGCGTTGGGCTGGGTGTTTGCTGGTGGTTTCCCACCGTCACCGTTATTATTGTTTGTGTTGGCGTCGTTATTGTCTGCCATATGCGTATCCCTTTTATCGCCCTTATCGCGGTACGTTACGTGTCGGTTACTTATTACGCTTAACCTACATAATAGTAGGGTTTTACCCACCTTGTCAAATCACAACTGCAATTTACTTACCTGTAGTTACGATAATCTAGCAGCTCTTTAATAATATCGAGTAAGATTTTAAAACAATAAATTATTTTTTGTAAAATATTTTTTTCTTTTTTCATAACAAAATATTACTACATAATTACTACTAATCTGTTTACTAATCACTATACTAATCACTACTCCCCTACTCTGCCTATATGCCCCCCTTTTTTAATGTTTTAGCCTGTGGGGGACTTCCCTACCCTATCGGTTGTACCCCTCTCAACTCGAGGAAAAAAGCATATAATACTAAAATAGGGTGTTTTTACGGTGGGGGACTGGTTATGTTCGGGTTTTTTACGGATTATTGCATTATTAACGCATTAATCCTAAAAGACGTTGCATACTAGGCTTTAGCTCGTTGTCGTCTGATAGTTGAGTAATAAAGTTACTCGCCTTTTTAATGTCGTTTGTTTCTACAAACTTATTAAATTGCTGTGCATCAGATAGCCCAATTGCCTTGCTAGTTTCAGTGTGCATAGTAAGCGCCTCGCTAAATGTCTGTCGTTTGGCTGCTCTTAATTCTAAGTATGGTACATACTTTTGCTGCTCTGCATCCCAAACCACGGCTTTATCTAAATAGGCTTTATGGTACGGGGTAACTGTGTGTCTACAATTTGGGTGAAACAATCCCATTGCAATTGCGTTGTCTAAACTTTCATATGCTGGCGTTCTACCTGTAGCACTAAGTAGCTGCCCTTGCCACGGCTCGCATAATGGGCAACTACCAGTATGTGACGATACTTCTACTAAGTCGTAGCCACTCTCTACCATACGGTTAATTGTGCCTGTGTTGTGTGCCTGTGTTAATTTGGTACGGCTTAACATTTCACCGTATGTAAGTAAATCCCACTGCTTACCGCCGCGGTCTACTAACGCTGTAATACCGTCATCCTCAAAAACTTGCGCAATACGTTTGGCAATTGTTTTACGGTCTTTACCTAAAATATCACCTTTTGCTAATTCAACTAAAACACGCTCACGCTTTGCCATTGATAGCACTTTATTACCAGTACGGGTAATACCTGTCATACCCTCGGCAATACTAGCGTAGGTTTCCTGTGTTATTGCTTCGATAGCTTCGCGGTGAAACGTTGCAAAGTTAGTAGTAAATAAAACATTACTACCGCGCTCGTGTAAGCCTTTCATAGCTTCAAACATACCAATCTCGTAAAATGCGGGAACTTCAACGCTAACCCAACTGCGCATATCAATATCAAGCTCGCGGGCTATACCCTCAATTTGTGCGGCTTTTTGTAATGCTACGCCGTCGTCTGTTAAATCACCATTGGTTAAAATCTGCATTACACTAGCGTAAGCGTCACCCAAAATATTAGAGAATAGTTTAATTGCACCGTCGCTAGGTACTGTGCCTGCTGGTTTATTTAGTTGCTGCGTCATTAGTTGCCTCGTCTTTAGTTACTCCAACGCCAAACGGTCTAGTTTTTGGTGTGGCACTAAATGTAGGCTCACTAGCTTTTTTTTCTGCTTCTATCTCATTTAAACGCTCTTTAGCCTCGTCCTCACTAACGCCGTCTAAACGCTGTATTGCATCTACTTTGCTAGTTAAGCCAGCTTTAATACGTTGTGTTTCGTAATCTATGACCTCTTGCATATCGTTAATTACGCCGTCTGCCCACTCAATATCGAGCTTTTGCACCTCTTTAGTAAGAGTTGTGCCGTTTTTAGTGGTTAGTTTGTTAGCTTTAGCAAATAGTTGCGCTGTATAAAATAACTCTTTAAACCCGTCGTCATAATATAGCTGTTTTCTGTTTTTCTTAGCAATTGTACGTAGTAACTTAAACTTTAAAGCTCTACCACTCTCTGCCGCACCGTCTTTA